ACGAAGAACTGTCTAAGATGTTTACTCTTTACCGCGATGCAATTGAATATAAAGATACAGGTTCTGTCTATAAAGTCCTCTCGGCAGAGGCTTACACAAAAGAAGGTCTCAATCCGTCACCTCTTGTGATCTTCGATGAAGTTCATGCGCAGCCAAATCGCGAACTTTGGGATGTAATGTCTCTTGCCGGAGGCGCAAGATCTGATTCTTTGCTCTTCGGTATTACTACGGCTGGTGTAAAAACTCAGACTGATGGCCAAGATTCTTTGTGCTACTCGCTTTACCAATATGGTCAGCAACTAGTCAAAGGTGAATTAGAAGATCCATCGTTTTTCTTTGCTTGGTGGGAACCAAAGAATGTCGAGGCAGATCATCGAGAACGATTCATGTGGGAAGAATCAAACCCAGGTTTTAACGACATTGTCGACTCTGAAGATTTTGAGTCTTCGGTGCTTAGAACACCAGAAGCAGAATTTCGAACTAAGCGAACTAACTGCTTTGTTTCAACAGCTACTGCTTGGCTCCCTACCGGAAGCTGGGACGCATTGGTTGACAAGGACAGAGTGCCAATGCAAGGTGAAGACGTCATTCTCGCATTCGATGGAGCCTTTTCTAACGACTCTACAGCACTAATTGCGTGGCTTGTAGGTTCTGAAAAACCACATTTAATGGTTGTAGGACTATGGGAAAGACCGCTTGATGCAGATCAAGCTTGGCATGTGCCTGTTGCAGAGGTCGAAAAGACCATTATTGACACTTGCAGAGATGGTAGATTTAACGTAAAAGAGATTGTTTTCGATCCTGCACGATGGAATAGAACTTTTATGGTGTTAGATGAAGATGGTTTACCGTGCGTTTCTTATCCAAACTCTGCTGAACGTATGGTTCCTGCAACGCAAAAGTTTTATGAAGCTGTAGTTAATCAGTCATTTACTCATGACGGAGATGAACGTCTTGCACGACATGTGGCTAACTGCGTGACTAAGCAATCATCAAGAGGGGTAATGGTTGCTAAGGCTTCATCTAGAAGAAAAGTAGATGCTGCGGTTGCTTCTATCTTTGGTTATGACCGAGCAACACAACCTCCACAACCTAAAGAACCTGTTGCCAGGTATTTCTCAATACAAGTATGAGGAGCATCATGAAAAAACTTGACTTTGCTTTATTAACAGAATTGGCAGGAGTAATTCTTGTCGCCATCGGGGTCGCTATGTTCTCAGTTCCTCTTGCCCTAGTAACGGTAGGCGGATTTCTTATTTGGGCTACAGAAAAGGCTAATTGATGACTGCTGGTATCTACAATACAACCATAGATCAAGGTTCTGTGTGGTCAATTGTACTCGTTTACACTGATTCTAACAACGTACCTGTGAATCTAACAGGTTATACAGCATCAATGCAACTACGCCAGAACTATAATTCTACGACTGCAGACCTAACTTTGACTACAGCAAATGGTGGAATCACTATTGTTGGTGCTACAGGAACTATTACAATCAACGCAACAGCTACTCAAACAGGTTTGCTTGAATCAGGTTTTTATGTTTATGATCTTGAATTGACATCAGGTTCAAACATTTCTCGTTTAATCCAAGGTCAATTAACAGTTGCAGAGCAGGTGACACGATAATGGCAGCCAATAAAGTCACCATCAATGAAACTAATAACACAGTTGAGATCTCAGCGCCTGGTCCTCAAGGTGCACAAGGACCAACTGGTCCTACTGGTTCTACTGGACCAACTGGCGTAACAGGTCCTACAGGTTCTACCGGACCAGTCGGCGCAACAGGACCAACAGGACCGACTGGAGATACAGGACCGACTGGACCAACAGGATCTACCGGACCAATTGGAGTAACCGGGCCAATTGGAGCGACAGGTCCAACTGGATCTACAGGCGCAACAGGACCGCAAGGAATTCAAGGAGATACTGGATCAACTGGACCGACTGGTCCGATTGGTGCAACGGGACCAACTGGTTTAACCGGTGCAACTGGTTCAACAGGACCTACAGGACCTGTTGGAGCAACAGGACCGCAAGGTATTCAAGGCGTTCAAGGTATTCAAGGCGAGACAGGCGCGACAGGACCAATTGGTGAAACTGGTGCAACTGGACCAACAGGTTCAACTGGAGCAGCATCAACAGTTCCAGGTCCAACAGGACCAACTGGACCTGCAGGTGCAACTGGACCTACTGGACCACAAGGAGATGCATCAATAATTCCTGGACCGACAGGTCCTTCAGGAGCAACAGGACCTAGTGGAGCTCAAGGAATAGCAGGACCAACAGGTTCGACAGGACCGACCGGACCTACAGGACCAGCAGGAGCTGATGGCGGTTCTGCAAACTACTACGATTACACTGCAGATACTTCTTTAACTACAGGAGATCCTGGTACTGGCCAACTTTTGTGGAACAATGCAACACAGATTTCTGCAACACAAATAAATATCAATCATATTAACGGCGATAATGTTGATGTAGATATATTTTTGAACTTAATTAAAGCAACCGATGGTTTAATTATTCAAGATAAAAATGTTTCTGGTAATTTTCAGAAATGGACAGTTTCTGGAACACCAGTTCAGCAAACTAATTATTTAGAAGTTCCAGTTACTTTTGTTTCATCTAGCGGAGTTGGTACAACTAACTTCTCAAATAATCATGCATTGATCTTGGCAATTATAACTACAGGAACAGTTGGTCCTACGGGAGCAACCGGTCCTGCCGGTGCTACAGGATCTACCGGACCAACCGGTCCAATTGGCGTAACAGGTCCGACAGGACCTCAAGGTGAAATTGGTCCAACAGGATCTACGGGTCCAACTGGTCCAGCGGGAGCAACAGGTCCTCAAGGAGAAGTTGGTCCGACTGGTGCGACAGGTCCTCAAGGATCTACAGGACCTCAAGGTTCTACTGGAGCAACTGGTCCGCAAGGCATTCAAGGTATTCAAGGCGTTCAAGGAATCCAAGGCGAAACCGGAGCAACTGGTCCAACTGGTCCTTTAGGTCCTACAGGTCCACAAGGAGACGTTGGTCCTACTGGTCCTGTTGGCGCAACTGGTCCACAAGGTATTCAAGGAAATGTTGGCGCAACTGGTCCTACCGGTTCGATCGGTGCAACTGGTCCTGAAGGACCGACTGGTCCAATTGGTGCAACAGGATCTACCGGTCCTCAAGGTGAAGTTGGTCCTAGCGGAGCAACAGGTCCATCTGGAGCAACAGGAGCAACAGGTCCAAGCGGATCGATAGGTCCGACAGGAGCAACAGGTCCACAAGGTGGAGACAATCCAGTTGTTGACTATATTGATGGCGGTGCAAACGCATCTGGTATTACCGGAGACGTGATCTACAATGCGGGGTTGTCTAACGCAAACAGTTGGACTTATACAATCGACGCTGGTGCGTCAGTAACAACCTTCTAACAAAGAGAGAAAGAAGCCACTATGACAGCAAGACTCCAAAATCGCCGAGATACGGCAGCAAATTGGACATCTAATAATCCAACACTTGCGCAAGGTGAAATCGGTTATGAAACCGATACAACTAAGTTTAAGATTGGCGATGGCGCAACTGCGTGGAACTCTCTTGCTTATGCTTATGCCGCAGGAGCAACTGGTGCTGTAGGCGCAACCGGCCCTGTAGGAGCAACTGGACCAACAGGCGCAACAGGAGTTGTAGGTCCAACAGGCGCCACAGGTCCAGTCGGTGCTACGGGCCCAACAGGTTCAACTGGTCCGACAGGAGCAACAGGCCCAACTGGTCCTGGTCTTTTGGTCGGCTTTAGCCCACAAACGGGCAACTACACTCTCGCAATCGGAGATCTCAACGAGCTTGTCACAGTCAGCGCGGCGGGTACAATCACAGTACCACCTGACGTTTTTGCAGCCAACGACCAAATCCACGTGCAACAAACTGGCACTGGTCAACTTACTTTTGCACAGGGTGCAGGCGTCACAATCACTTCAACTGGTGCGACTGCTTCTGCGCCTAAAACAAGAACACGGTACTCGGCTTGCACAGTGATCTGCACGGCTTCAAACACCTTTACTATCGTGGGAGACATCGCCTAAAATGCCAATAATCGGAATTGTGGCTTCATCCACAAACCAAGGGCTTGACACGGGCAGCATGTTTCCGATCTTTGCTACGACTGTAAGCGCGAGTGGCACTTCTAGTGTCGTATTCAGTTCTATCCCGTCAACCTACAAGCATTTGCAAGTGAGGTTGGTTGCTGCACAAAGTGCTGGTGGCGTACTGAGACTTAGGTTTAACGGGGACTCGGGCAACAACTACAATTCGCATTGGTTATACACCGATAGCTCTAGTGTATCATCAGGCAATTCCAGTGTTGTACCCAGCGGAATCAACACTGCTTTTTCGCCAGCTGCAAACGCTCAAGGTGTTGCTGTTATTGACATCTTGGACTACACAAACACAAATAAGTACACCACAACAAGAAGCATCGACGGAAGCGACAACAATTCAGTTACAGCCATCGAACTTTCAAGTGGAGTATGGCTAAACACAGCTGAAGTTTCGAACATCACTTTTACAAGCCAAAATGGAACCTTCAATGCGGGTTCTGTGTTTGCGCTTTACGGGATTAAAGGAGCATAAGTGAGTACCTACACGCCGATTGCGTCTATACAATTAAACCAGGCTGTATCCAGTTTTACTTTTAGTTCTGTCCCACAGGGTTATTCGGACCTTATACTAGTGACAGATGGTTTGTCTCAACCAGCTGGTGGCGGTGCTTGCAACCTTAGATTTAACGGAGACACTGGTTCCAACTATTCATACGCCTACATGTTCGGTTCTGGTAGCGGGACTGGTACAGGCAGATTCTCAAACACTTCTGTGATTCCGACTAATCGACACAACGCGACAGATGGCGGCACTGGAACGGCTCACATAATGGGCTACTCCAACCCAAATATCCAAAAGACTGTGATTAGTCGCGGCGGCGGCAACAACATCTCAATCATCTACACAGGAACATGGCGCAATACCGCGCCAATCACAAGCATCACTTGTGTAATGGAGTCAGGACCTGGCTTTGCCGTTGGTTTTACAGCAACACTTTATGGAATTGCACTTGGAAATACGCTACAAAAAGCTCAAGGTGGCAACATTGTTGTGTCAGACGGCACTTACATGTATCACGCTTTTACATCAAGCGGCGCGTTTGTACCTAGTCAGTCACTTTCAGCCGATGTTCTAGTCGTTGCTGGTGGTGGTGGCAGCGGTAGAACTGGTGGCGGTGGTGGTGCTGGTGGTCTAAGAGGTTTAACATCGCAGTCTCTTTCAAGCGGTGTCTTGTACCCAGTTGTAATTGGCGCTGGGGGTGCTTCTGCCGTAAATGACGATGGTTTTGCAGCAACTGGTTCAAACTCAAGTTTTGGTTCAATAAGTGCGTCAGGTGGCGGTGGTGGCGCTTCATTTAGCAATAGCTTGACAGTAACTGGCAAACCTGGTGGTTCAGGCGGCGGAGCGGGTTGCTCAGATAATGGCATTGCTGGACGAACTGGCGGAGCAGGCAATGTTGGTGGATACTCACCAGCAGAAGGTTTTGCTGGGGGAAACTCAACAGTTAATCGTGGCGGTGGCGGTGGCGGTGGCGCCGTAGCTGCTGGCACTGCAGCTACCACAGCAGGCACTGGTGGAGCGGGTGGCAACGGTTCAGGTAGTTACTCGTCTTGGGGAAGTGCAACGCAGTTAGGAATCCTTACAAGCGGAACGTATTATTTTGCTGGTGGCGGTGGAGGCTCTGGCACATCAGCTGGTGGCGCTGCTGGACTTGGTGGTACTGCTGGGGGCACTTTAGGAAGCGGTGCGAAAAACGGAGCAGTTAACACGGGCGCAGGTGCTGGTTCAAACAATGACGAAAATGGCTATACAGGCGGATCGGGAATCGTAATAGTGAGGTACGCAATATAATGGCTAATATGCAACTAATCGAAGCTAAAACAGTTGGTAGTGGCGGTGTTCCATATATTGATTTTAACAACATACCACAGACTTATACAGATCTAAAGCTGGTTGTTAGTGCACGTGATAACCGCGCTGGCCAACCAAACGACGACATAGCATTTCGCGTGGGGTACAACGGCACCCTAAACACTGGGAACATATACACATATAAAAGACTTTGGGGCAACAGTGCTTCAGCTGGTTCTGATGGTCAAACTGGCGTTAGTGTGGCAACCTTTGGCATGATGACTGGCGCAACTGCCACTGCTAGCGTGTTTGGTTCAAACGAGATTTACATTTCTAAGTATGCCTCATCATCAGCCAAATCAATCTACGTTGATGGAGTGTCAGAGAACAACTCAACCACTTCTTGGCTAGTATTAAACAGCGCTTTTGTCAACACTACAGACCCGATCACAGACATACGCGTTTTTGGCGCAGATGCTAGCACCATACAAGAGTTTTCAACGTTCTCTCTGTATGGTATTCAATCCAATCTGTTTGGTGCAAAAGCCACGGGCGGTGCGGTTTACAAAACTACCGACTTTTTTTACCATGTTTTTGGTTCTACTGGTGTTTTTGCTCCAACCCAATCAATCACAGCTGATGTTTTGGTGGTCGCTGGCGGTGGCCAAGGCGGCGGCGGCAACGGCGGCGGCGGCGGTGGTGGCGGTGTGCTTCTATACTCTTCACAGGCTCTTACTGCGACCAATTACACAGTCACGGTCGGTGCTGGTGGTTCAGGCGGTCTTACTAACTCAAATGGCATTAGTGGCAATCCTTCACAGTTTGGATCACTAACAGCACCTAGTGGTGGCGGTGGCGGTGGCGGTTACAGCGCTGGAGCAGCTTTAGCGGGCGGTTCAGGCGGCGGTGGCGGTACAGCAGGCAATATCACTCCAGGTGCTGGTACTCCAGGTCAAGGTTTTGCTGGTGGTAGCGGACACGCGACAGACAATGGAGCTGGCGGCGGCGGTGGAGCTGGTGCAGTTGGCAGTGCAGGACTTCCTCAACAGGGCGGTAATGGTGGCAGTGGAACTAACGCTTACGATTCTTGGGGTTCAGCTACACAAACAGGGCAGCCTGTTGGTGGGACCTACTACTACGCAGGCGGCGGTGGCGGTGCTAATGACGGCACGATTGGCGTAGGAGTGTTTGGTCTTGGCGGTGCTGGTGGCGGCGGCAACGGTGGCACAGAAGGCACAAATGTCAATGCGGTTGCTGGAACCATAAATACTGGCGGCGGCGGCGGGGGCGAAGGCGGCGGTGGCGCAGGTGCCAACGGCGGCTCAGGCATTGTTATCATAAGATACGCAGTCTAAAGGAGAAAAATGGCACACTTTGCACAGATAGATGAAAACAATATTGTTGTTCAGGTTCTTGTTGTACCTGACAACGCAGAAGATAGAGGTCAAGATTACCTAGTCAATGATTTAGGTCTTAGTGGTACTTGGGTTCAAACTTCTTACAACGCTCGTATTCGCAAGAATTACGCTGGTCTTGGATTTACATATGACACAGATAGAGACGCTTTTATAGCTCCCCAACCTTTTGATTCTTGGGTACTTAACGAGGACACTTGCTGTTGGGAAGCACCAGTTGCATATCCAAGTGATGGAGTTATGTACCAATGGAGCGAGACGGATAAAGATTGGAAGGCGGTTGTAAGTGAGTAAAGTCAAAATCGTAGTTGATTGTGCTACTCAAGTAGTCTCGTATGTGCCTTTGTCTGCTGCAGAGATAGCAGAACTCGAAGCCACAATGTCGAGTCCGCAGGCGATTCAAGAACCTGATGAAGAAATCGCAGCAATAACAGAATGAACAAGGTCGGGGGACCAATGAGATTTCACGTCGTATCACTTCCACACACAAACACAACAAAAGACTTTACAAGTTGCGCATTCACCGAAAAAGTGAGGCGCTTCTGCATCATGATGACAGATCTCGGACATGAGGTCATTCTCTACGGCGGATCAGAAAATGAAGCACCTGTAACAGAATTAGTAACTTGTATTTCAGAAAATCAAAGACAAGCAGCAGTCGGTAACAATCATTATACTTCTGCTTCATTTGATACGACTTTACCGCATTGGCAAATCTTTAATAATAACGTCATTAAAGAAATGACCGATAGACTTGAACCAAAAGACTTTATTTGTCTTATTGGTGGATATGCTCACAAACCAATTGCAGATGCTTTTCCAGATCATATGTCGGTAGAGTTCGGTATTGGTTATGGCGGGACTTTTGCAAAATACCGCGTGTTTGAGTCTTATGCATGGATGCATTCAATCTATGCAGCTTATAAAAATCCAACCACAGTTGATGGTGAGTTTTTTGACGGCGTTATAAATGGTTATCTTGAACCTGAAATGTTTCCAAAAGGATCAGGATCTAGTGACTATTACTTCTATATCGGACGAATGATTGAGCGAAAAGGTTTTAGAATTGCTCAAGAAGTATGTGAACGATTAGGCAAAAGGTTAATTTTGGCAGGTCCAGGTGATGAAAGAGGCACCGGTTATGGAGAGTTCGTAGGCAATATTGGTGCTGAAGAACGAGCAGAACTAATGGGAAATGCCATTGCTTTGTTTGCCCCTACTACTTATATTGAACCATTTGGAAATATAGTAGTAGAAGCTCAGACTTGTGGAACTCCAACAATCACAACCGATTGGGGAGCTTTTACAGAAACTAATATCCACGGAATTACTGGTTTTAGATGTAGATCTCTTGCAGACTTTATTAAAGCTGCAGAAGATGTAAAAGATCTTGACAGAGATTTTATTAGAAAGCAAGCAATAGAAAAATACTCACTTAAAGCAATTGCACCTAAGTATCAAGATTACTTTGAAAGGTTGTTAACCCTTTGGGAAGACGGCTGGTATCAACTAAGCACAGAAAAGGCAGATAAATGAGTCTATCAAATAGACTGCGCAAAGCAGGAGAAAAAAGGTCAAACAATCAGTACCTTGAACCATTTTTACCAGGCCGTGCTCTATATGCAACTCCAGCTGGAGTAGATGTAAACTCCGATACTGCAATTCGCATGTCAACTGTTTATGCTTGCGTCCGACTATTAGGTGACACTATTAGTTCTCTTCCATTATCTGCTTATGTCCGTCGTGGTCGTTCTAGAATAAATTACGCATCAGTATACGGTGAATTACCTGCATGGATTAACAAACCAAATCCTGACTCAACTCGCTTAGAGTTCTACGAGCAAGTGATTTCATCTCTAAATCTTCACGGCAATGCATTCATTTTAACCGTACGTGACGATCTGGGCGACGTTCAAGAGCTTTACTGCATAAACCCACTCCAAGTTCGTATTCATCGTCCTGATCCAATGGGTGAGATTGAGTACATAGTTACTATTGGTCAAAACGCACAAGATCCAGTAAATCAGTTTTATGACAATGCACAACCGTTTGATCCAATGTCAGTAAAAACAATGGTTCTAACAAAGAATGAAATGCTACAC